GTTGACAATATTGCACCATTACATCAGATTAAAATTATATCATTCAAAGAAAAAGACCAATGGGAACTTATTGCTAAGTATAACATTGGAAAGAAAACACCAGAATATTGAAGAACCCACCTTAGGGCCGTTTGATGCTACGGTAACAAGGCGTCCGTGCAATTGAACTGACATACGTTAATTGTCCCTGTATAAAGTAAGCAGGAAGATATGCCTTCGGGGTATCATTTTTTATCAACTCGCTTAATAGGAGAAAAACTATGACACGCTTTACAACATTGTATCCTCAGTTTGTCGGCTTTGACCAATTATTCAATGAACTCGAAAGAATCGTTGAAGGTCAGGCTGTACCAAAAATCAATACTTTCCCACCACACAACGTACTCAAAGTAGATGACAGTCATTATGTCGTTGAAATGGCAGTTGCTGGTTTTAGCAAAGACGAAATCGATATCCAATTGGATGACGGTATTCTGATTGTTAAAGGTGACAAGAAAGATAAAGAGGAATTTGAATATGTGTATCGTGGTATTGCAACACGCTCATTCACTAAATCAATTCGTTTGATTGACACGATTGAAGTCCGTGGTGCAGAATTCAAAGACGGCATTCTACGCATTGCATTGGAGAATGTTATTCCTGAGAATAAAAAACCACGTAAAATTGAAATTGGTAACAGTTTGAAGTTACCTAAGTCACAGTTGCTTCAAGAAAAAGTAGCAGCTTAACTTTGGGGGCTTCGGCCCCCATTTAGGAAAATTATGAATATTAATATGATGATACATACTCACAAAGAGTATGCTTTTAATTTTGAGTCAAGTTGGGTTAAAGCTTCTTATGCGGGAGGTTCTGGTCCATACGAATGGCATCCACCAAGTCCAAATGGTGAGTACACTAATGTGAATAAGGGATTGCATACTGTCAATAAGTATCGCCATTATTATTCTAAAGTTGATGAGCTTGATTTTCTCAAAGCTTTAGGTCAACAAGCAACCGATTACTACCTTGCAAACAATGATACTGAATCAGAGTATCTTGGTGTTGGTTCATATCGTAGATATCTAGCAATTCAACAAGGTGTTGGTTATGTTGGTGAAAAACTCCATGTACCATCTAATGTTGAATCATGTAAGATGTTAACATCGGATTCACAAAAACAAGCCGCATTAAGATACTTACAATCAGCTGATGTTGTTTGTAGTCGTTATCGCATGATGCACAATTCTATTGAGAATCAATACCTAGAATCACAACTGCCTGAATATTGGAATCTATTCAAAGAAGGCATTCAAATTGTAAATCCTAGTTATCGTAAACATATGTTATGGTTTACTGACAATAGTATATGTAACTACGAATGTGTTTATATTCTACCTAGACACTTATTCAAACAACTTGTAAATGAATATTTTGAAATCATGGAGTATATTTGGAAGAATTGTTCTGAGACATTCCCTGATAAAAATAAAAAACAATACAACTGTACAGAGATTAACCCATGGAGATATCCTGGTTTCTTAAATGAAAGATTTGTACCATTCTTCTTCTATGCAAATGGTTTGCGGAAAGTTGAAGTGCCTTTAGCATTCTTAGAATAATGATAACTATTCCTATTATTTCAACAAAGCGTTCTTGTGGTGATTGCACATTATGTTGTGAAGGTTGGCTTGCAAATGTTTCTCATGGATATGAGATGTGGCCTGGCCGAAAATGTCAATTTGTTTCCTTAGAAAAAGGTTGTACAATCTATGACCAGCGTCCCGATAATTGCCAAAAATTCCAATGCCAATGGTTATCTGATGAACGTATTCCAGAATGGATGAAACCCAATAAATGTGGTGTTATTATTAGAGAAAGAGAAATAGATGATGTTAAGTTTTTAGAAATTACTGAGGCAGGACAAAAACTTGACTCGGAAATTTTAAGTTGGGCTCTTAACGCAATGACTGGTAAAGTATTTGTTAATTTAAAATATCAAGTTTCTTCTGGTTGGAATTATTTTGGCACCGAAGAATTTTTTCAAATGATTAAAAAGAATTACGGATGAAAGAAAAATTCATTGATGCACACATGAAGGTCGCTGAAGTCTATGCTGAATTGTCTTCAGCAAAAAGGCTTCATGTGGGTTGTGTTATTGTGAAGGACAATACTATTATTGGTATTGGTTACAATGGCATGCCTTCTGGTTGGACAAATGAATGTGAAATGGTTAAGCATACCGATTTTACAGGTACTGTGGTAACTATGTCCAAGCCTGAAGTGCTTCATGCAGAAACTAATGCGATTGCAAAAGTATCTAAATCTACTAACTCTACAGATGGTGCAACAATGTTTATTACACATGCGCCTTGTTTAGATTGTGCCAAACTGGCATATCAATCTGGCATTAATAGTGTTTATTACCGAAATAGTTACCGCAATGATGAGGGAATTGATTTTTTAAAGAAGTGTAAGGTTGAAGTTTGCCAGGTAAAGCCTTGCAATTCTTAGTATAATGTGTTATAATTGTTTTATCGTTTTTAAAAAAGGATGTATATGAATCTACGTGAATTGGCAAAGAAGTTAGTTGTTGAGAATAAGTTGCCACATGCAGACAGGTATGAACTGTTCTTGCGTGACTTTGACAACATGGTTGAAGTTGTTGGTTGGATGCAAGATCCAACTATCAATGTTCGTGAATTTCAGAATCGGGAAATGCTGATTCCAAAACGATGGGTGACCATCGGTGTGTTAGATGGTAATATGAGGGTTAAAGGATGATTAAGCTTTTAACCTTCAAAACAAATCACTCAATCATGGGTGATGTTACAGAAACATCAAGTATGTTTATCATTTCAAAACCTGTTCAGGTTATTATGCAACCAACTAAAGATGGTGCATCAATGGGTTTCGTACCCTATGTTCAATTCTGTGATGAATGGAAAACAGGTCTTACAATTAAGAAAGATGATATTCTTTTCGAAAGTACACCAGTTATAGAATTGATTAATCAATATAATGACATGTTCGGTTCTGGCATACAGATTGCCACATCCATTCCAAAACTATGATATAATGTGTGAATGTCTAAAAATTATTACACCAATGTTGCGGCAGTAGGCAACAATATCTGTTATCGGGGTGTGAAAGACGGTCGGCGCATTAAGCTTAAAATTGCTTATGAGCCGACTTTGTTTTTGCGCTCGAACAAAACCACAAAATTCAAATCACTTGAAGGTGTTTACCTTGAGCCGATGAAATTCGAATCGATGCGTGAAGCTCGAGATTTTGTTAAGCGATACGATGAAGTACAAGGCTTTGAAGTCTATGGCAATTCTAGTTATCAATATGCCTTCATTGCAGATGAACAAAAAGGCATGGTCGAATGGTCAATGGAAGAATTGTCAATTGCAGTTATTGATATTGAAGTTGGCTCTGAGAATGGTTTTCCTGACCCGTATCAAGCTAACGAAGCGATTACTGCTATTGCTGTCCGTCAGTTGAATGGCGGCACCGCAGTCTATGGTTGTGGTGATTACAAGAATGATGATGAAACTGTTACATATCATAAGTGCCGTGATGAGTATGATTTGTGTAAGAAGTTTTTGTCAGATTGGAATACAAACCCACCAGATGTAATCTCTGGTTGGAATATTAAGTTCTTTGATATTCCATATTTGGTTAATCGTTTCACAAAACTATTTGGTGAAGATGAAACACGCAAGTTATCTCCTTGGGGTCTAATCAATAGTCGTAAGGCTGTGGTTAATAACCGAGAGTTAACTGCATATGAGTTTGTTGGCATTTCCACACTTGATTACATTGAATTATACAGATGGTATGCGCCAGGTGGTAAATCACAAGAGTCATATCGCCTTGATAACATTGCTCAAGTAGAACTTGGTGAAGGTAAGATTTCTTATGATGAATTCGAAAACTTGCACCAGTTGTATCGTTTGAATTACCAAAAGTTTATTGAGTACAACATTAAAGACGTTGACTTGATTTTAAAACTTGAGAACAAGTTGAAGTTGATTGAACTTGGTCTGACCTTGGCCTATGATACAAAGACCAACTACGAAGATATCTTTGCACAAACTAGAATGTGGGATGCTCTAATCTATAACTATCTGTTGGACAAAAACATTGTTGTACCACCAAAAGTTACTAAGAGTAAATCAGAAGCGTTTGAAGGCGCCTATGTTAAAGACCCACAAACAGGCATGCATCCATGGGTTGCATCGTTTGACTTGAACAGTTTGTATCCGCATTTAATGATGCAATACAATATTTCACCTGAGACATTGGTTCAACCAACCGATTACACCGATGAAATGCGTAACATCATTATGAATACGGTCTCTGTAGATAAACTTCTGACTAAAGAAGTTAACTTAGATAAACTTGAAGGTGCAACCATTACACCAAATGGCCAATTCTTTCGTACTGACAAACAAGGCTTTCTGCCTAAGATGTTGGAAGAAATGTACATTGACCGTTCCAAGTTTAAGAAGATGATGATTCAGGCTAAGAAAGACTATGAAGTTGAAACTGATTCATTTAAAAGAAAAGAATTAAAGAATAAGATTGCTCGTTATGATAACCTGCAATTGGCAAAGAAAGTTTCTCTCAATAGTGCTTACGGTGCCCTTGGTTCTCAGTATTTTAGATTTTATGATTTACGTATGGCCTTGGGTGTTACTACTGCTGGTCAATTATCAATCCGTTGGATTGAACACAAGATTAACCAGTACATGAATGGCTTAT